CAAATTATTTTAATTCTACAACGTTTGGTGTAAATGAATGGAACATGGCAACTTACTATTATGTAGGAAATTATGTGCTTTATAATGGCGAAATTTATGTAGCTACAGCCGAAGGCGCCGATCATACTCCAACTAACACTGCATATTGGTCGTTAATTAATACTAATACTTGGCTTACTGATAAACCTACCAAGGCCGACGGAAGTCCTTATATGGGACGCCAATCACAACGTATTCAGATTGTAACGGCACTCAAGGCCGGTATTGATAGTAGTGTAACAGCCCGCGAGGAACAAATAAACTTTAATTTGTTGTCATGCCCTCAATATCCAGAATTAACATTTAACTTAGCAGCACTCAATAACGAACGTAATGATACTGCATTTGTTGTTGCCGACACTCCGTTGCGCATGACTCCTGACAACGCAATTGTTGATTTTGCAACCAACGATTCTGGATTAGGGTTGACCACAGGCGACGGATTAAATGTTGGAGGTCCTTATATTGGAACCTTCTATCCAAGTTGTCAGACTACAGATTTGAGTGGTAATCTAGTGGTACAACCACCAAGTCACATGATGTTGCGTACTATTATTCGTAGCGACGAAGTCTCATATCCATGGTTGGCACCAGCAGGAACACGACGCGGGGTAATTGATAATGCTACACAAATTGGATATATTAATTCTCAAACAGGAGAATTTGTAAGCCTGGGAGTAAATCAAGGAATTCGTGACGTACTTTACACAAATCGCATCAATCCGATTACATTTATACCGGGGGTAGGTATCACCAACTTTGGTAATAAAACTGTGACATCTGTGGATAGTGCATTAAACCGTATTAACGTGGCACGTTTGGTAGCGTTTATTCGTGGAAGACTTACAGAAATTGCCAAACAATATCTGTTTGAACCAAACGATCAAATTACACGTAATGAAATTACTAATGCCATTACAAGTTTAATGCTTGATTTAGTAGCCAAGCGAGGCATCTATGACTATCTGGTAGTTTGTGATTTGACCAACAATACACCAGCAACCATTGATGCTAACGAATTACATGTTGATATTGCAATTGAACCTGTTAAGGCCGTTGAATTTATTTACATTCCAGTTCGTATTGCAGCCACAGGAGCAATAGCTGCTCAGGCAATAGCATAATTAAAGTAGGGGGCATTTTTACCCCCTACCGAACTCATAAATAACAGTATATAGGAGAATAACAAATGGCCGTTTCATCGCTTAGTAAAATGACAGTGCCCTTGGCAAGTGATCAAAGCTCACCAACACAGGGCTTGCTTATGCCCAAACTCAAATATCGCTTTAGAGTGACATTTGAAAATTTAGGTGTAAGTACACCAACTACAGAATTAACTAAACAGGTAGCTGATTTTACTCGTCCTAATGTGACATTTGAAAACATTGATATTCCTATATACAACAGTACAATTAAATTGGCTGGAAAATACCAATGGCAAGACATCACTTGCAATCTACGCGATGATGCTGCTGGTAATATTAGTAAGTTAATTGGCGAACAATTACAAAAACAATTAGATTTTATGGAAATGTCCAGTGCTGCATCTGGTATTGATTACAAATTCTTAACACGTTTTGAAGTACTCGATGGCGGTAACGGTGCAAATGCTCCTGTAGTATTGGAAGATTGGGAAATTTATGGCTGTTATTTGCAAGCTGTAAATTATAACGATATGAACTATGGGTCAAGTGAAGCAGCAATGATTACCTTGACTATACGTTTTGACAATGCTGTACAAAATCCTTCTGGATCCGGAGTAGGAGCAGTGGTTGGCAGAACACTAGGTGATGTAGCTACAGGTGCCGGTACAGCCGGAGTCTAAATTTTATGTCACTGCCGGGCTACTTTGGGGATAATTTACTCAAAGGATTTTTTGGATCAGAAGGTCTTAAAGATTACTCTCACGCCTCAAAAACTTTTAGGACCAATGGTTACGAGCTTTCGCCACGTAATAAATTTCTATTTCATGTATTTTTTAACATAAACACTGGTCAAATTCCAGCATTACAAAATGTTTATGGTAGCGGCGATATAGCCACCGTTGGCATGATGGTTAAGACCATTGATTTGCCCAACTATACTCTTGATGTTCAAACATTAAATCAATACAACAGAAAACGATTGGTTCAAACTAAAATTGAGTATAATCCTGTGCAAGCAGTGTTCCATGACGATCAAAGCGATTTAATTCGCAACATGTGGTACAACTACTACAATTATTACTATAAAGACCCTGGTCAAAAATACAATAATGTAACAAATATCAGTGGTAGCATTGGGCAATTACAAACACTACAAAACGGATTTGATTATAATAGCAGAGATATTTACTCTGGCAGTCGCCAGGTCAGCGATTGGGGATATGTCGGCGAAGGTTATCAAGATACGTCACTTTTTAATACTTCCACCACACAAGGCAAACCTCCATTTTTTCGAGACATTACAATTTATGGGTTAAGTCAGAAAAAATTTGCTAGCTATGTATTAATTAATCCTTTAATTACTGATATGCGTCATGATACCTACGACTATAGTCAAGGCGGAGGCACCATGACACATACCATGACTTTTCGATATGAAACAGTTAAATATTATTCTGGATATATTGGCGGAGCTCAACCTAGTAACACTGTTGTAGGATTTGCTGATCCTAATCACTACGATACCACTCCTAGTCCATTGGCTCGATTGGGTAGTACCTCTACTGTATTTGGTCAAGGCGGTCTGGTTGATGCAGGAATTGGATTTATACAAGATCTTAACGCACTAGCAAACGGGCAAGGTGGCCTACAAAATATTCTTGGTGCTGTACAAATTGCTGGAACAACATATAACACTTGGAAAAATCAAAATATTGCCAGTGTGGCCAACCAAGAAGCTCAATTGGCAGCAAAACAAATTTTACAAGCTAGCCTACCTGGCATTACACGTCAAGTAATCAATGCAGGCAATGGTGTGTTTTTTCCAACTCCGCCAACCCCAACTAATAACACAACTCCTCAGACAGGCGTATAATGGGCAATACTGTTAATTACGTTAATCCTAATACTGATCAAACTGTAAGAATTTTTGACGCATTTTATCAGTACGAGCAAGTTGTTCCGGTTGCTGAATATGATGCAGTTAATAGTTATTTTCAATCGCAGTTTGGAACTACTGTTGCCGCTGGAAATTTTACGGTAACATTATTTAGAATAGCTAGTCAAAGCAATATACCTGTTATGACCTTGTTAAATCAATTGCAAGTGCAAGGACAACCAGAATTAAATTTAACATTGGCCTATTATCTCAACGGTCTTAGAAGTAAGGCCACCTTATTAGGAGTCAATGCTTCGGTTACTCCTAATTACTATGTGGCTAGAAATGTCAGGAATTAAGCTGTGGCTAATTTCAGACAAGGATTTTATGAAGTAAAAAATCAGGCAAAATATGCCGGTCAAGGCAAGCCTAGATATCGCAGTGGTTGGGAAATGACCTTTATGATGTTTCTTGACAACAACGAACATGTGATTCAGTGGGCAAGCGAAGGCATATCAATACCTTATCGAAATCCTTTAACCGGCAAACAAAGTATGTATGTGCCAGATTTTTTAGTGACTTATCGTAATCGTAATAACACAGTTAGAGCAGAACTGATTGAAATCAAACCTAAAAAACAAAGCCTAATCGAAAGCAAAGCATCGGCACGCGACCGAGCTATAGTAGCTATAAATTATGCCAAGTGGGATGCTGCTACCAAATGGGCCAAACGAAACGGCTTATCATTTAGAGTTATAACCGAGGACGACATATTCCGTAACGGCAAAAAATAGCATAATAAGTAGTTAATGCCATTTTTATTCATTGATTACGATCAGGGTGCCGGCGGAGAGTATATTTGCTATGCACTGAGTCAGTCTGCCGAGTGCGAACCAATTCAAGCACAAAAATTTGATTCTGGTCGCACCAAAGTGCAGGATATTTTTAATCAAGAATTTTTAAAATTTCAACCTACGGTAAATGTGGTTCCGGATATTCCGACGGATCGATATGTTCTTGTGCCCACTCACCGACACACCGATATAGCCAAACAGCATTTAAATTCAGTGCAAAGTTTGAGAATTCAACAACCAACAGATGAAAAATTTTGGGCCTTTCAAAAACAACAACAAATACAAAAAGTGCTGTTGGCAGTAGAGCCCACTGATCGATATTTTGTTGGTTATTTAAAATTGCTTAAAGAAAATTTTCAAAATACTGATTTTTTATCAAACGTCAAAAGAAACATGGACAATTTGACATTGTTGCTTATGTCTCAAAGAATTGAACCCACTGAAGAAAATCGGCAAGCATATCTAGAAAACTTACGAAAAAATAAACCAGTCAACGAGCCCGATTGCCATTATGATTTGACAATTCCGTATGAATTATTATTTACAGATCCGGCCTGGGTCGTTGAACAAATAAAAATTAAATTTGGTATTAATACCACACTTGCACTATTTGAAAAATTTCAAAATGAGTTTAAACAATACCAAACAGTTTCTTAAACGCCTTGACATCAACGTTGCTTATGCCTGCAATCTACGCTGTCGTGGTTGTATCAGTCTAAGTGATTTTGATCGTCGCGGCGTAGTGACCAATCATGAAATCGACGATTGGTTGGAATATTGGAGTACAGGACTAGATGTTGAAACAATTACATTGTTTGGGGGTGAACCGCTGATTAACCCAGAGTTGGTTGAAATATGTAAAACTATACGTCAATATTATCCTGCTTCTACAATTAGATTAATTACAAACGGATACCTACTAAGCAATTTTGACCCACAAGTCTGGTTTGAGTTTGAACCCTTTGAAATACAAGTTAGCATACACAGATTAGATCATGTGGCTCACATCAATCAACAACTTCAAAAAATACTGTCTGCTCGATCAGGATGGAAAACATCAATAGACAATCTTAATGCACACCAACAAATTTTGTTTGAATTGCCCGGCCTTAAAATTTATAAAAGTAAATTTAAAGATTTTGTAGCACCTTATCAATTAAAAAATCAACAGTTGCTACCATTTAATTCAGATCCTGTAAAAGCACATGGCATTTGTGGAAGCCCAAATACTCCGGTATTGTACAAAGGCAAACTATATAAATGTCCTCCGGTTGCCAATATTATTGACATTACCAACAAAAACTGGAATAATTATAATGCCTGCTCGGATTTAAATACACTGTCTGTTTTTGTGGCTCATGTTGGTGTTCCAGAATTGGTGTGTTCTCAGTGCCCAGAGCGCCCCGAACAGCACAGCTATGATCATTTTGATCCTGATAACGTATATGTCAAACAAAAAAATATTAGTTAATGGTTGCGGTCTTACATTTGGAAATAGTAGAGTAAAATCCTGGCCAAAAATTTTATCTGCGGTAGGAGTTGATATTGTAAATTTATCAGCGCCAGCAGTTAGCAATCAGTGGATTGTGGATCGCACCGCAGAATATCTTTTTGATAATAACAATGTAGATGCAGTAGTTTTACAGCTGACCAATATCAATAAATTGGATGTTCAAATTGACGATCAACGATTTAAAGATTTGGTAGAAAATGATTCGTTGAGAAATTTTGTTTGGCAAGGAGTATGGCCAAGCAGTGCCAGTGAGGAACACATTAGCAAACAACTATATTATCAGCATTTATACAGTCCCGAATTAATAACTAAAGAACTAGCCATAAAGTGTAAAATGCTTGAATTTTGGTGTCATCAACATAACATTGAACTATACATTTACCAAGGATATGCTATTCCATGGACAGAGTCTGATTTAAAAATAGTTGATGATTTGATAAAAAATATAGAACTTTCTTGGAGCGATGAATATTTAACTAGCGAGTTTTATAAATTTCACAATTTTGAATTTAAAAATACAGTGCCTTGTACAGAATATTTTTTTTATCTTGCCAAATTTTTAGCAAAAACTTTAAATCTTCCAGTGCTTGGTAAATTAGATATTTTACTAAACGCCTATAATCAAAGTAGTAAAAATAAAAGCGGTAAATAGGACATGACTCGTAAATTAGAAGAATTATTTGATCTACTCCCTTCGACTACCAACGAAGAACAACCAGCATTACCTGTAGCAGAAACTCGCGCCGCATTGGCAGAAATTGATCAAACTATAGATAAAATTGATCAGGCCTTGCCATCAGTGCGCGACTTGGATACATCTGATATTGAATTAGATGAAATAGCAGCAAAAGCCACAGAAACTTTTGAAAATTTAACAGATTTAGGATTCAATGTAGATAGTCGCTATGCTGCTGAATTATTTGCAGTTGCTGGAACCATGCTGGGTCATGCACTGGCAGCTAAAACCACAAAACTAAACAAAAAACTCAAAGTACTTGACTTGCAAATGAAAAAACGAAAGTTAGATCTAGAAACACAAGGAAATGAGCCAGCACAAACAGCTCATGGACAAGTGCTTAGTCGCAATGATTTATTGGAATTGATCAAAAACTCAAGAGACCAAAACAATAATAAAGCATAAATATCATATAGGGATACAAATATGAAAAAATTTCAAGAATACCTCGCAGAAAGCGAAAGAACCTACAATTATCGTATTAAAATTGTAGGCGATGTTGCTCCTGATTTTATCAAAGCATTGGAAGACAAGCTCAAACAGTTTGAAATTGTAAAAATTAGCAAACCAAAAACTACGCCGGTGCAACTCAAACCCGCTGACTTCCCCAAGCACAGCAATGATTCAGTCACCAGCATGGATGTAGAATTTCGCTATCCTGCAACTGAACCTCAGATTAAACAGATTGCTCAATTATTATTTTTAGATCCTAACCGTATTATTATGCTGACTACTCCACATGAAAATGGAATGGCAGTAGAAAAACAAAAAATTGAGGATCAAAATAAAAATTTATTAACAGATACAGATTTTCCAGCACCGGATGCCGAACAGCAGGCATTGAGCTCAGATTATTCAGCTCCATATGATCAACATGCTGTGTTAAAGAACGCTTACAAGAGTGACTTTACAGTAGCAGGTGGTAAAACTCCACCCGCCAAAACAACAAATGACTTGCCAATGGGCACTACTAGTCCAATGACCAAAATCAAACGCCCACCACGTCCGGCCACCGGCGCACAACCTCGAGGATAATAGAATGACATTTTTTCATGATTTAAATAAACGATTAGCTGAATTAGCTACCAAACAAGATGCTAAACAAATTACCGAAAGCACAGGTGTTGCTGAAAGTAAGTTTAGCAAGTTGGCCAAAGAGATTGGCAAAAATCCCAAAGTGAAAAATCCTGCGGCAGTTGCTGCCACAATCGGTCGTGAAAAGTATGGTCAAAAAGCCATGACAGCCAAATCAGTTGCTGGCCGTAAGCATCATGAAGAAATGGACGAAACCAGTTATAGTGCCAAGGCAGCACGTGCAGGCAAAGACATCGG